TGGAGGCGTATCCGACAGCGGTGAGGGTCGTTGGACTGTTTCTGCCGCTGTGGATCTGGGGGTTCCCGCTCCTGTCATTACTACTGCACTATTTGAAAGATTTAACTCACGCAATCTCGGATCGTTCGGAGCAAAGATCTTGAACGGAATGCGTTATATGTTCGGAGGACATCACGTTAGATGAAATAAATATTCACAAGTCGCAGGTACTTATGGATATTCTCCAGTCGCCTCAAGATTACTTGTTTAATTTACAAACAACGAGTTCATCAGAAGCGAAACGATTGTGGAGAAAACACATAAAAGAAAGTTGGAATCACAAATGTGCCTATTGCAACTCTGAAGAAAATCTAACATTAGATCACGTTGTTCCGCAATCAAAAGGTGGTTTAGATATTACAAGAAATGTGATATGTTGCTGTCATTCTTGTAATCAATCTAAAGGACATGAGTATTGGAAGTTGTGGTATGTTCAACAAGACTTCTATAATGAAGATAGTTTGAATAAAATAGAGGACTGGATGAAACCACCAAAACCTACAAATCTTTATATCTATCGTCCAAGAAGGAACAATGCTTCATGATAAATTCAACAACTCCATACAAACTAGCAGAAATAATTAGAGATACTTGGCCTGGTCTTTACAGAAAATCATCGGTACCCTATAATACGAAAAAGATCTCTAAAAATGAAAAAGTATAATGAAGAATATTTTTCGGTGATCGAAACCAAAACAGGTAGGAAGATTGCTGATTGTGGTGAAGAGGAAGATGCTTTGATGATGGTTTCTTTTGATCCAAAGAGTAGAACTATTACAAAAAACAAATTTTTAATGGGTCCAGTGGTTGACATTGAAATTCCAAAAGTACTTCCTACAAGTGAGATTGTTGGTGGTGTTGGAAGTTCTTATGAACCAGAATTTCCAAAAGGAATGAATGGTCAAGGTAAACCATTGCCGCAAATTAAATTGCCCGAAGGTCAAGGTATTCCATTTAACGCTAAATAACTTTCAGTTTTATAAGAATTATGAAGTTTACAGTTTATTCAAAAGACGGTTGCCCATATTGCACAAAGGTTCAGCAAGTGCTAGAGTTGGCACAACTTCAGCACGTTGTTTACAAATTGAATACTGACTTTACCCGCGATGAGTTTTATTCTGAGTTTGGAGAAGGATCTACTTTTCCGCAAGTAATTGTGAACGATCAGCACATTGGTGGATGTACTGATACTGTTCAATACCTTAAGGAGCAAAATCTAGTTTAATGGAAAACACTCTTCACGAAGTTTATAATGACGTTGAAAAAGCAATTGATTATGCTTTTAAAGGACAATTTGTTTTGAAATTTTATGATTATCTAAAAGTTCGTGGAACAAAAAGAGTTGAGGCAGAAAAGTTTATTGAAAGTTCTACTGCTAGCGAAATCAGTAGTCTTGTAATGGATTTAGATGATTATCTCGAAGGTGGTTCAGATGAAATTCATAAACAACTTCGTGAGGGTTATGGACATATTCCAAAACCACAAGCAAGAAAAATAAGAAATTACCTCTACAGTATTCTTGAAGATGTCTGGAGATATAATCATGACAAAAGACCGGGAAGGAGAAAGAAGCAAACTAAATAAATCAGAACCTCAAATTAATAGGGGTGTTGAATTATTACTAAGGAATAGGAGGAAGAGAGAATCTACATCAAAGACTTTTCAAGTGAAATTTGGCAAGATGATCTCTCTTTTTCGTAGAGAGATTCATTTTTTCATACAATTTCATTTTGATATTAAGAAAAAATAAACTCTCTGGAGAAAGCAAATGGAACTATCAATTATTTTGACATTTACAATTTTATTTTGCGTAATGTTCCTTTTCATCGGTTTAATTGGTGGATGGATTTTTAAACAATATCAAGTAGAGAGAATTTATGGTATTCGCAACATTCATCCAGAATTTCTTGATAATAATGGAAATGTAATACCCGATGAAGTATTAGCTGTTCGTTTTGAAGAGGGATTTTTTGATGGTGAAGAATATGATGATGGTGGTGAGGATGAAAATGAAGAGGATTAATAAATAACCAAAATAACTATATAAAACTGATTTGCATTGAAAATTATGACAGCAACTAAAACAAAACCTAAAACATTGATTGAAAATCTACCTACAAATCCTTTTATTTTTGAAATTTTAAATTTAGTTTCAAAACAAAGAACAAATGGTAAAAAAATAGAATTTCTTCAAAAATATGAAGATCCTTCACTTAAAACAATTTTAATTTGGAACTTTGATGAGTCTATAATTTCTTTACTTCCAGAGGGCGATGTTCCTTATGCAAGTACAGGAGAGCAGACTTCTTATAGTGGAACATTAAGTGGAAAAATTGAAGATGCAGTTTCTAAAATGGAAGAAATGAATTCAACTTCTCTTGGATCTATGGACCAAGGTAAATCTTCAATTAGAAAAGAATATACTATGTTTTATAATTTTGTAAAAGGTGGTAATGATGGATTAAGTTCTCTTCGCAGAGAAACTATGTTTATTAATATTCTTCAAGGGCTTCATCCACTTGAAGCAGAAATTGTTTGTCTTGTAAAAGATAAAAAACTTCAAAATAAATACAAAATTACTAAAGAAATTGTTAGTGAGGCATATCCCGATATTCAATGGGGTGGTCGTTCATGAATGTGCTTTTAAAGGAGAAATCGAAAATGGCAGAAAAAAATCAAACTAATAAAATTCTGCCTAGTGAATATGGATGTGAAGTTCTTCTTGAAAAGACCACTCTTGATAAAACAAAAGATTCTTCATTTCCAAGTGACGCATATTTAATTTGGTATAAATTGGATGAAGAAATTCACATCGATCTTGTAAGAGGATCTAGGGTCCGTATTTTTGATATGTATTATGATAAGTATGGATTAGGATCTGTTCAAAAAATTGATTTTGGATATGGAAGAACAAATCCAAAATTATGGAAATATCAAAAATCAGAAAAGAAAAAAAGGAAATGAATAAAGGATTTAATAATAATATTGAAGTAGAATTTGAACTACCTAAAAATGATTTAAATAAACTTTTAAAACAATACAAAAAAGTAAAAAAATATCAAAAATCATCTCTGTTTGCTATTAAATCAATTGATGGCACTGAAAAGATTGTGAGTTCAATGATTAAGGAAGCGGAGGATAATCCACTGTAAATGGGTAAGCATTATCTACTTAACTTGTATGGATGCCCGTTTGTTCTTTTGGATGACGAGCATTGTCTTATTGACCTTTTAGAAAACGCAGCGGTTGCGAGTGGTGCTACTGTGATTCAGACTATCTCAAAGAAGTTTGAACCACAGGGAGTCACTGTAATTTGTCTGTTGTCGGAAAGTCATATCAGTATCCATACTTGGCCAGAAGAAGGTAAAGCAGCAGTAGATGTCTATACCTGTGGTGATTGTAATCCAAAGATTGGATGCGATATTATTATTCAGCAAATTTATGCTCAAAATCATACGTTAAGTTATATTGAGCGATAACTAAATACACTATACCTGGAGAAGACTATGCTCTCTACTCAATACCGTCTTCGCCTTGAAGCAATCTGTGAGAGAATTGTAAAGGGCGAATCTGTAGAGTTAAGTGAAATGATATGGGCGGAAAAGTTATCAAAAGCAAATCGTTCTGCCTCAACTATTTTAAAACAAGCAAGACGCCGTGCCGCTAATCCAGATATGCAGGAAGGTGATATGGATGATTTTCTAAATCAATTAGATTTAGGCGATCCAGATCCATCAAATCATAGAACGGGATTTAATGGTGTAGATGATATTATTGACTTCTTTAGTCAAGATAAACCAGATGACTGGCGTACTAGAGATTAATTTGGTATAATATTTTACAATTTTATTTGCATAACTATACTAACAGGTCTATAATGACCTTACGTTCATCCGGGAGGTATTACTTTATAACCTAATGATTGAAGATAAAAAATGCAACTTTCTTCTTTAGTTTGAAATTTATGCAATTCATAATGTTCATCAGCATCTAATGCTATTAAGTTATTTGGTTTGTTATTAGTGGGATTTCCATCAATGTGATGAATATGTTCACCACAATATCCATTAAATGCTTCAAAAACAAGACGGTGAATCTTTCTATATTTTCTCTTTGAATTAATACAAATAGTTACTCCAAGATATCCACTTCCATTATCATGTGGATTTAACATTTTTATATTTTGATTTGTATTGTGGTATCTGTTAAAGTTTCTATTAGAATATATGTTACCATCTTCTCCTGCAAAATAACCAGAATAACTTGGAATAGGATTTAGTTTCATCTTTATTTTCATCTCTAAAGTTATTTAGTAATTTAATCTTTTGGACGGAAGTAAGCCGACGCGGAACGGATCGTTCATTCGCTATTCGCAAATAGCGAACGCAAACGCCGACTGAAGGAACGCTCTTTA